TAGTTGCTTAATGCTGAACGGTATGTCTTTAGGGTTTAATGCATTGACCAAATCTAACATTTGTTCTGCATAGTCTTCTGGCACCACGTTGCCTGTTCTAACGCCGTTGCCATTCATCTGAGTAATGGTGTTTGCTTTGTGTGGTAATTTGTTGGCCACCTTGGGCGTCACAAATTCAACGTTGTTAACAGCGTGCCCATTTTTGTCGTACAGGCTAAAGAGGCGAACCTCTCCGTTTATTAACGCATTAATACCATTGTCCATTGGACCATATGTGCCAGCTTCCGCATAGCCGCCTATTGAATTACCCAAAAACTTTGCTTGAATTAAAGAAGCTTTTGGATCGGTAATCTCGCGCCATGTCATACCGTTTGAATCAGTTGGCAAAAATTCCTTAGTGCCAAACTGACCAAGTTCAGGAGGAACGGGTTTTTTTGCTGAGGCTAACTTGTCTACTGTGCGAACTTTTTCTTTAAATACTTCTGCTTTTGCAAATGATGGGAGAGCTTTAGCATAAAACTCAGGCACGCTCATCTGTGCAAGGTCTTTAGGATCCATTTTCATTATTTCTTGTGCAAACTCATACCTTTGCATGCCAAATGCATCGGGAATGCCCATGTACGTTAAATCCGTAATGGGCACATCTGCCTGTAACGCCATAATTCCTTCTTGCCGCTTTGGTGCATTTGCTAAAGCGGGATACAGATCCGCATATTGAGCAACGCTACTTGGGCTTACACTTTCAACTAATTGATCATCTATCAAACGAGAAATTTTTGGCTCAAGCACCGTGTTAAACAATGTTGGGTTATCCGCCAACTTTTGCCGAATGTTGGCAACTTCTTCCGCTGCTTTTTTAGGAGGCAATTGATCCGCATTCTTTTTAGTCAATCGCAACAAAAACTCATCTGGAATAATGTTTGGATTAGCTTTTATCTGTTGCAAAATTGTTTGTTTAAACGCCTCTGCTGCCACCCTGTTGTCGTCTAACCCAGCCCCTGTTTGCTGAACACGGAAATTACTTACATTCATCATCCGGTCAAAACGTTTTTCTATTTCCTTCATCGCCGTAACATCGCCTGCCCTTGAAGCATTAATCAGGGCTTGTGGAAATTGTTCTTCTAACGGAGAATCTTTTGGAAGTTTAATGCGGCCACTAATCAAAGCTTCGCGTAAAGGATCCGATATGCTGCCTGCTTTAGTCTTAAAGTAGTCGCGAAGTTTTGTATCAATAAACTGCTTTGCCGCTTCTTTGTTTTCGGCTGGTGCTCTAATAAGGTCTAACGTTCCTATATACCCTTTTATTGCCGTATCCAACGAAGATACTGGCTCGTCTTCCACGCTCTTTGCCGTTGGGAACACACCACCAGCAGGGCGGCGGATGTACGACGCACCGGGAACAGCCAACTGCTGGTTGTACTGCTGGAAGTCACGCGCCGCTTCGCCCGCTTTTTCCGCTACAGCACCCGCAGCCTTCACGCCCGTGCGGGTCGCGCCAGCAGGATTGACAAGGTTACTGGCTATATCACCAGCACCATAAAAGCCGGCTAGGGTTGGATCAGTAGATGGCGTAAACCCTAGGCCCGCGGCCCGTGATTGTTCCTTCAGATACTCACTGCCCATGAACGGCTTTTCAACATCGTAGCCAAAAGGACGCATCGCCATCGTTGCAAGATCAACCGGCGCACCCAAAATATTTTGCGGTACGTTGGTCATGCCTTTAAGAAACTCTACCTGACCCTGACCAGACTGCAAAGCCTTGGAGATGTTGCCTTCCTTGCGACCAATACCAGATTTCTGCGCAATAAATGCAGCATTGCTTGCGGCTTCACGCTCTGCTGATTCTCGTTCCGCGATTCGTTCTATTTGCTGCGGGGTCAGGCGCTCTTGCTCAACCTCACCACCGTCGGCATAGCCTGTAGGATCGTACTCAACATCACCAATGTAACGATCTGGGCGGGAACCCATCTTGTTCATTTCCAAAATATTCTTTGGATCAACACCCAACTGCTGCATTGATACCTCAAGCGGCGTTGCCTTTAATTGCTCAGGTGTCAAGTTACTCCGCACACGGGCCAACTCCGCCTGCACTTCGCCCGGCATATGACGATACAAGGTCTCACCAACGTACCTGTCAGGATCTCCCACCGCATATCTCATGTACTTGTCGGCCTGCAAACGCATCGATAGATTGTCCGCAACGCTTCCAATGTTTGGATACGCTCTTTCCATCTCCCGAATAACATTCTCATTGACCGTAGGATTAGCGTTGTACTTACCTTGACGTGCTTGCACGTAAGCAATAAACGCTCCGGGGTTTGCACCCTCTGTAAAACCTTCTGCTGACTGGATTGCATGTTGGCCCTCGTGCAACACAGTTCCGCGGACCATGCTCCTCGCATCATCCTCCGGCAAATCACGTATCCGACCACTGATCATGTTGTTCTGAACATCAAAATTACCCATGGCCAACGGCGCACCCTTGCGCTTTGTTGTCTCCATCATCACCTGTGGCATGTCATAGGTCGGGTAAATGCTCTCCAACTCAGGATGTTTAAGCATTTCGTAGAAATTACGCGGCACAGAAGCTGTCTTTTGCTGCAGAACTGCCGGCGCATCACTGATCTCTTCAATCAAATTACCGCGGTTATCAACCAAAGTTAAATTCTGCGCACGGATTTCCTCTGGTGACAAGCCCTTAGCCTGCAGGTCCGCGTGCCGCGCTGCTGCTTCCGGCCTTGCACGAACAAACATCTGCGAAGGAGGAGCCGCCAAAGCCTGCAACATCTCAGATGCCTTACCACCGCCTTCCAATGTTCTGCGTACCGCTGGCTCCAAAGCTCTTTCCGCAGCACCAACCAAACGCCCCGTGCCGGGTCCCACGGCAAGAGGAGAAATCTGCGCAGCAATGCTTGCCGCAAAAGCAGGATTGGCAACATCCATTATCTCTTTGTACTTGGGATTCAATACACTAAAACCCATCTGATCGGGCCGTGTGCCAAAGGCCCCGGCTACCGCTGCGTATGTCTTAGGATCGGGGAGTGTGTTGACATCCCGCATCGCAGCAAGTCTCCTTGCTGCCTCGCCTTGCTTACGAATGTTAGGATTGCCAAAAGATGGCTTGGTCAAATCTTCACCAACTTCGCCACCATCCTTCATCATCACAGGCGTAACGCTTAAATCAAGAGAAGCTAATTTATTGACAGGCTTGTAGTTGGCAAAAAACTCTTCTGTCTCCGTGCTCTTGTTCTCGTTGTATACCCGATTATCCTCTTCGTCCTGCGCATCAGCCAAGGCTGCTAAAGCAAAAGCGGCCTGATAGCTTGCGGGCATGCCCTTTATGTCCACCTTTGCCATCGTTGCTTTGGCGGGTGTTGGTTGGGCTTCGGCCATTGGAGGCAGGGACGGGGGCAACGGCTCACGCTCTTTTTTCGCTACAGATGTTTCACGTGGAACATCTTTGCCAAGAAGCCCCTTGACGCGCTGAACATACGTTCTTGTTTCCGCCGGCAGAGCCTCTGGCTTTGCACCAGAAGCTAACCATTTATCTGTAGCGCCGGGTCCCCAGTTATACGCAACCAAAGCCTTCTCTGTATCGCCGTACTTACCCAACATCGCTTGAAGGTAGTCTCTTCCAACCCTTGCAATCTCATCAGGAGATTTATCTTTAGCAGGGGCTACACCAAAGCCGGGGTCAAGAATAGTCTTGGGCATGACCTGCATCTCACCAAGGGCACCCTTGGGACTGGTGGTCAGAGTTTTACCGTCATCTTTGTAGCGTTTGCCGCGGCTCTCCGCCTGCTTTACAGCAGCAACTATCTCTTCAAACGTCTGTTGGGCCATGGTCCGAGGTCCTTGATCAAATATTCAAGACATTTTATGCGGCATTTCAATAATACTCAACAGGCGCTGTATCCGGCTCTGTCTCTTCATCGTCGTCAGACTCCAACGCAATAAAGTTACCAGCACGAAATCTCGTCCAAGCCATCACCGCGGTATCCACTTGGTCGTCATTGTTCCCATTAGGAAAAGCCGCGCATTCCTCTACAAGGTCCTCGGCCCACTCCTTACCCTCAGGATACCAGATCATGCCGGACTCTAGTAACGGAGCAACGGCATTGGCGCGGCTGACCTTGTCCTGACCAGACCTTCGACCACCGGGCGAGAACATCGTAACAGGAATGCCCATCTTACGCAGTTCCTGCTGCAATGGAGTGCCAGTAGCTTTTGCCTCAATCAAAACATTATCAGGCTTCCAATACATGTATTCATCTTTAGCCATGCGCTTTAGCTCAGGAAAGTCCCAACGGCCCTTGCGCACATTAAGCAGCATCAGATTTGCACCCGAATCCGCATCAGGATAAAACACACCCCACGTCGAGATGACAGAGAAGTCAGCAGTCTCTTTCTTTGAGTACGCCGTGTCGTATACCTGAATCAGATACTCACACTCTGGTGGATCATCGTA